CTGTCCACCACGGACGGTTGCCACAAGATCCTCACCCCATAGGTTTAAGGACCACTGAGAGTTTTCCAGTACAACGTCGGAAGAGCTAGTTGCCCGTGGCGTTCCCCATGTGCTATCGCCCCAACCGCCAGCGCCCCAACCAAGGCCCATAGCAGATGTCTGCGTCCCGAGGCCAGCGGCAAGACCAATAAGGTACTTGATAGTGACGGTTCCACCACCAGAGGTATCAGTGGAAGTAGCTGCTGTCCCAACATCTATTGTGTAAGAGTTTGCATTTACGACAGAAACAATCTCATGTCCATAATAGTCATTGAAAGTATTTGCAGCTATCCCGGTCATAAGATCGGCCCCGGAAATTCGCACCCAATCGCCCTGTGAAGCCCCGTGAGAGCTATCAGTAACCGTTACAATGCTTTTACCATTCTCTGTCGCAAACGGGTCACTCAGGCTACTTGCCGTTGCGCGAAGAGGGGTTATGTCATAAAGCGCGTTATTCTCAAGGATGAAAAGATGGTTGTGGGTTCCGATGGCCAGGAAATCTTCTCCGTTGGAGAAAGCTCGCCAGTAGTTCATCTCTCTAGCGATGCCTACGAGGGATACTTCGGTGTCGTAGTCCGCTACCCCAGACACATTCACCCCATTCATCACTTCCTTTTCCCATCCGCCTATCTTCCTCGCAAATCCATCCCGGAAGCGAACATTCTTCCCGTCAACCCAGAAAGGTCCAGCCTTACCAGCGGAATACTCGGTGATGTCTTTCACTAGGCCAGATTTAACTTGGATTACCTGTAATGGCATTTAGTCCACCAACTCGAAGTGAGGCGCGTCTATAAAAGGACGTACCCCGGCAGATACCCTGGTGTGTATGTAAGTATTCATCGCCTGTTCCATTGACGTTGGCCATTCACAAATATTAGGAATTGTCCAGGCCGCGCCCCAACGGATCGGTGTTTGTTTCTCTATGGCCACAGCCTTAATCGCATCTGCGATCTCGTCATATACATTTAGCTCCCAACTAACCGCCCCATCAATATAGGCAACAAGGTCTACGGCCTTTCCCTCTAGGTGCTTGCTATTGAACGTCTGGCTCTTGCCAGCTTTAACGTATCTCCTCTGAGTCTCGATAGAGCGCAACCCTTCCGTGACTCCGAAATCAACACTAGTCACGTCAATCGCATCCTTAACAACAACAACCAACCGCTCATCAACACCTTCAAGGCGCGACAGACTTCGCTGTGATAAAGCAAAGCCCATTATTTTGACACGCCTTTATACTTCTCAAATGTACGTAGACCGCCAAGACCTAACATTCCCATCAAAACCGTCATCAAAGAACCCATATCAAACGACGGCAATTCATTCGCCTTAACTGGAGACTCAGGGAACACGACAAGGGCAAAGGAAAGAACCGGGAAGGCAATGAAGTGATATGCCAAGGCAACGCCGCATGTCCAACCGATGAATGGCCTCCACCCGGCAACAAAGATGCTCCGGTGAACCGCCTCGGCCTTATTAACCTCGACCTGCGCCATAGCAGCTTCATGCGTATGCTTCTCGGCCATCGTCGCAATTTCATGGGCCAGCTTCTTCTTAGTGTCGGCATCGGGGATAAATTTATCTAGGATGCTAGTGACAGGGCCGATCAATGCTTGTAACAACATTACTTCTCTCCCTTCACGGCAACGTCTTTCGACTCATTATTCATCCACACAGCAAAGGCCCCTGTCATTGATCCCATCACGACACTCACTAGACCTGCTTGTGATGGGCTTGGGTTCTCAAGGCTCATAAACCATTCAACTACGCGCCAACTCATCAGCGTAAGGCCCAACATCATAAACCGAGGAAGAATCTTCCATTTCAGAATATTGTTCATTTGGCAGTTGGAGAGCCATTAGTGATCTCAACCTTCATCTTATGGAAATTCGATTCTAAAGCAGACAGACGCCTCTCAAAGAAATCCAATGTTAACTGTTGTTGCCTATCGAATGGTGCCTTACCTTCATGGATCACTGAGTCTAGCTTTCTGACCTCTTTTTCCAGGCTTTCAATTAGCATGAATTGGCGAGAATCATCTGGCAACGCTCCAAGCTCACCACGGGGCCACCGGGTGCGGAAATCAGAGTTCAGGTTAGTCTCCTTAGTCACCATTGAATAGTTATGTTCAAGCATACCGATACGCTCGATCACCCCGAAATAGGCCCATGTTGCCATCGCAGCAAACACCAACATGCCGAATAAATTTCGCAATGGAATCTGAAACTCCGTAGCTTCCGACAGTTTGGCCATGCCTTTTTACTAACCTTTCAATAACAATGTTACGAGTAAAAGGATCATCGTCCCGGCAACACCGATCATAATCTGTTCTATTCTCTTTATGCGTAAGATTGTTTCCTTCCATCTTTCAGCACAGACAGCCTCGTGAGTATCGAGCCTACCTTTTACCTCTTGCACTGTAGGTTCCGCCATTCCTCCTCTCCTTTTCCAAGTTTAATCAAACGGTGGTTCCTCTTCTTCGTCTGGTATAATTACAGGCTCAACAATGACGTGGCCATCAGCATCGGTCCAGCCAGTCTCCTTCATGTGTTTATCCTGCCGTTCTCCGATAACCATCCAACTAATTGTGTCTGTACAATCACTATCCTGGGCCGTGATCGTGAGAGTATTACCAGAAACGCTACCTTTAACTTGGGTCCATCCTGTTTCATTAGTCGTGAAACATTGAACGTCTCGACAAAGAGCAACGAAGGTCCCATCTGTCATGGTCGAAACGGAATCAATGTCCACGGTGGCGCTTCCAGCGACCAAAGGAACTCGACCTCGGTAAATCAGATCCGCCTTCGGACCCTCAATAAAGCTGTGAACTAGCTTATGAGTTGCTTTCTTAGAATCAAGGGGATGTTCAATTCTGAATGATCCGCTATCCTTGGTAATAGCACCAACGATGTCCACGCCCCCAGTAACGGTTCTAAGTTTTTCAGAACCGTTAAAATAAAGCTCAACGTCACTCCCTTGAACACATCGAAGCATTGTTGCATCATTTGCAACATTTTTAATAAGTACCTGATTGCCTGTTAAATTTAATGTGCCAGTACCTGCATCTGATATATAACTATTCGATCCATCGTGATAAATCTGTAGATCCGCGCCTGTTCCAAATGCTGCTTTTACATTGTCAACGAACTCTAGTTGATCGTCTGACTCGTCCCAGAGCAGGTATCTCCCTGAAGTTGCCCCAAAGAATTTTACGTCGTATCCAGTATCATCAACACCGACGGTAACAGCGCCATCTATTTGAGCGACGCCATCAATATCTAAAGAATCAGCTTCAAGCTCCCCGGTGACATTAACACCTCCAGTAACAGTGGCTAGTTTTGCGCTGTTGTCGTAGTAGAGAGTCACAGCACCGTTATCTGCGAAAGTAGCCATAGTTTCGCCGGAACCGTCAATATTAAGTGTACCAGCAACAGTGAGATGGCCATCGGTTCCATCCCAATGAAGTGTCATGTCACTTCCAGTACCCCACATTGCCTTGGCATCATCAGGGAACAAGATATCATCAGTTCCTGTTGGTACGGTAAATACAGTGCCATCGGCATCGTTCTTGACAGTGACATCAGATGTAGAGCCTTGGCCAGTAAGTATGAGCCCTTCAGCGGCGGTATAACCAATGGCAGCATCATCACCTGCGGCGGTATCTCCGGCTGGCTCAACAGTACCAGAAGCAGTTAGATCCCCTGTAATATTAACCCCGCCAGTAACGGTGGCTAGCTTTTCACTATTGTCGAAGTAAAGCTCAACGTCACTATTTTCAACACAACGCAGCATGGTTTCATCATTTGCGGCGTTTTTGATAAGAACCTGATTGCCTAGTACATTTAATGTACCTGTCCCCGCATCCGCTATATAACTATTTGACCCATCGTGATAAACCTGAAGGTCGCTACCAGCACCCCACATCGCCTTTGCGCTATCCGGGAATAGAATATCGTCGGTCCCGGTCGGGACAGTGAATACAGTAGCATCGGCATCGTTCTTCACAGTGACATCAGATGTAGAGCCTTGTCCTGTCAGGATTAATCCTTCTGCTGCCGTGTATCCTATAGCGGCGTCATCACCAGAGGCGGTATCACCGGCGGGTTGTACAGTCCCTGCGACGAACAAATCACCAGCGGTGGAAAGATCCGTCAGTAGATCATATACAGCGGCACCGCTACCTGCCCCGTCGGTAGCAATCATCTTCACTTGACTAGCGGCAATAGCCACGTTCGCACCTGAGCCTTGGCTAAAGGTCAGAGTGTACGAGGTCTGGTTCTCAATGAGCCAAACCTTGGAGGCAGTATTTGGGGCGAGGGTCACAGTACATGCCTGACCACCGCCTGTACATTTTAGGTAAAAGCACCTGGCTTCATCCGCAGCCCCGTCGGCGATGGTGATTGTATGTGTCGAAGCGTCAGCAATCGCTTCCCCTGTGACCGAATACGATAGGGCCTCACAGATTAGCTCCAGGTTAGTGTTGGTCTTGGTTCCCCAGGTGCCGCTAGCTTCCCCGGTTGCGATTTCTTCTAATCGAAGATCATTAACATACGTACTAGCCATTATTGTTCACCTCTCTTATGCGATTCTTATAATTGCGCTCCCACCAGCGGCGGGGAATACAACCGTGAAGGTTCCAGAAGACACCGTGAAATCACCACCAAAGTCTAGAACCGCAACAGCCTTGTCACTTTGGCTGCTGTTATAGATCAGAGCGCCACGGGCTGTGAAAGACGCGGATGTCCATGATGGATCACTGTAATCTACGTAGGCTGTAGTGCTGGAGGTTCCAATCGAAGCCCCAGACAAAGTTGCTCCGCCAGCACTATATCCAGTGCCGCTGACTTCATTTGACGAGCTATAAGCAGTTGTGGACGCATCCAGCGAGGCAGATGATGTATACAACGCGATCTTAATCGTGTTGGTGTCCATATCATGGGTTCCACCCAACAACTCAGACTTGAAACTCGTACACATGGCCTGTGTGATCGCCATCAGAGTCCTCCATTATATTCGGCTGTGTAGTTCCTGGCCATTTCTTGCTGGAACAACGTAACGGCTTCGTCAAATTGTGATTTGTATAGAGCCAGACTTTCTGGAGCCTTTAAGAAAGCAGAAGTCTCGTATAACGACGCAGCCAGCAAAACTGTCTCAGCATTGTCTCCAATCCAGTTATTAGCGTTGCCGGAAGACAATCCAGTTTCAGGGGCAATAAAATCAACCTGATAAGCAAGGGTAGCGCTAGGCGTAGGAGCTAACGTAATGGTGATCCCACTAGTGTCCGCGTCCTTCGTGGCATACATTATCGGTGTCCCGGTGGTTGCTGCGGTAGGCCAGTAGTCTCTGATATAAGAATCTAGTTTATGATCCAGGTAAGAG